AGAAAGCAGCCGTGGAGCATGGGCATCTGGTACACCACCCGCGAGGACGTGATGTCCGCGCAGGACATCAAGGCGAGCGCGTACACCGCCCGTGACATCGACCGGGCGATCGAGTCCGGCGCCCGCGCCTGCGACGACCTGCTGCACGTGCAGACGTTCGCGCCGACCATCGGCACCCGCTACTTCGACTACCCCGGCCCCACGGTCGCCTCGGTGCGCCTGTACCTCGACGAGCACCCACTGATCTCACTGACCACGCTGACCTCCGGCGGCACCGCCATCAGCGCGTCCGACTACCTGCTCGAGCCCGTCAACGCCGGCCCCCCGTACCGCAGGATCGAACTGAACCGCGGCACCAGCGGCTACTGGCAGGGCGGCAGCACGTCGCAGCGGGCCATCGCGGTCGCCGGGGTGTGGGGCTGGACCGACGACGCCGAGACCGTCGGCACCACCGCCGAGGCCCTGGACACGGTAGAGACCGGCGTCGACTGCGCCGCGATCCCCGGCGTCGGGGTGGGCTCGCTGATCCGCATCGACACCGAACGGATGGTCGTTGTCGACAAGGGGTGGCTGGCCACCGCCGACACGTCGGTGTCGCTCGCCTCCGGCAACAGCGTGCAGACCCTGGCCGTGACCTCCGGCGCCGCATACACCACCGGCGAGACGCTGCTGATCGACGCCGAGCGGCTGCGCATCGTGGACGTCGCCGGCAACAACCTGACCGTGCGCCGGGCCGTGGACGGCACCACCCTGGCCGCGCACGCCGCAGCCCCGGTGTACGCCCAGCGGACGCTGACGGTGACCCGGGCCGCGCTGGGCACCACCGCCGCCACCCACTCCACCAGCGCCACGGTGACCCGCTGGGTGCCGCCGGCGCTGCTGTCCGAGCTCAACCTCGCCTATGCGGTCAACAACCTGCTGCAGCGCCAGTCCGGCTACGCCCGCACGTCCGGCACCGGCGACAACCAGCGCGAGGCATCCGGGCGCGGCATCCGCGAGATCGAACGCGACGCCAAGAGCGGGTTGGGGCGCACCATGCGAACGGCGGCCGTGTGATGGGCGACGTGTCCGGGCCGCTGTTCAACGGTGAGGCCGAACGGCTGACCACTGCCATGGTGGCCGACATCGAGCGGCAGGTGGCCGACATGGGCGAGGCCCTGGTGCAGGCCAACCTCGCCTCCTCGCTGCGTAACCCGACCGGGTTCTACCAGTCGCGCGTGCAGGCCACCGCGGCCGGCGGCGACTGGGAGATCACCGACAACGGTGTGGTGTACGGGCCGTGGCTCGAGGGCGTGGGCTCGCGTAACCGCACCACCCGGTTCAAGGGCTACGCGTCGTTCCGCCGGGCCGCCCGCGAGCTGTCCGTCCGGGCCGGGGCGATCGCCAACCGGGTGGCCGTGCAGTACGTGCGGAGGATGGGATGAGCATCAACTTCCCGGCGCTGGTCGACGCCGTCACCTCCGCCGCCTCCGCGTCGGGCTACTTCGACACCGTGCAAGGCCACGAGCCGAAGAGCGCACCGGGAACGGGGCTGACCTTCGCCGTGTTCCTGTCCGACCTCCGCCCGGTCGCCGCCGCGTCAGGGCTGGCCGCCACCAGCGCCCGCGTCGAGCTGACCGGGCGGATCTACAAGCCGTTCACGGCGCAGCCCGAGGATCTGATCGATCCGAACCTGGCCGCGGCCGCCGACGCGCTGCTGACCGCCTACTCCGGCGACTTCGACCTGGGCGGCAATGCCCGCAACGTCGACCTGCTCGGCGCGCACGGCAGCCCGCTGGCGCTGCGGGCCGGCTACCAGTCCGTCGACCGGACCATGTTCCGGGTCCTGGACATCACCATTCCGATCATCGTCAACGACGCGTGGACGCAGGGAGCCTGACATGGCAGCCGTCAAAGAGACCGGACTGGGCGACCGGCTGTTCGTCGCGGGCTACGACCTGTCCGGCGACGTCGGCAGCGTGCAGCGCATCGGCGGCGGACCCGCGGCGATGGACGTCACCGGCATCGACAAGTCCGGCTACGAGCGCATCGGCGGGCTGCGCGACGGTGGTATCGACTTCACGGCCTGGTTCGACGACCAGGCCGGGCAGGCGCACCCACGGCTGTCGACCCTGCCCTCCACCGATGTGATCGTGTCCTACTTCCACGGGGCGACGCAGGGCAACGCGTGCGCCTCCACGGTCGCCAAGCAGGTCAACTACGACGGCACCCGCGCAGCTGACGGGGCGTTCTCGTTCTCCGTGAACGCGGTGTCCAACGGCTACGGCCTGGAGTGGGGCCGGATGCTGACCGACGGCAAGCGCACCGACGGTTCGGCGACCTCGCCGGCGACCGGGCTGGACGGCAGCGCCTCGACCAGCCTGGGCGCGCAGGCGTGGCTGCACGTGTTCGCGTTCACCGGCACCTCCGTCACGGTCACGCTGCAGGACTCGGCCGATAACAGCACCTTCGCGGCCATCGGTGTGCCCATGGCGTTCACCGCCGCGACCGGCATCACCAGCGAGCGCATCGCGGTCACCGGCACCATCCGCCGCTACGTGCGGGCGATCACCTCCGGCACCTTCTCCAACGCTGTCTTCGCGGTGCAGTTCACCCGCAACGCGACCGCGGTGAGCTTCTGATGGCCGGCCGGGAGTTGTTCCGGGTGCACCCGCAGGTGGGTCCGGAGGGCTACAAGACGTACCAGATCAGCGCGCCCCGCTCCACGCACACCCGCCCGGCGACGTGCGCCGAGGTCGACTGCCAGGGCTGGCGCCACGGCTGGATCACTCGCGTACCGGTCGGGTCGGAGTTGGCCGAGTACATCACCGGGAAGGTCCACGGCCGGCACTTCACGGAGACCACGGGACTCGGTTCCCCGGACCGGGAGTTCGTGTTTCCCCCGGGGCAGGAGTGCTTCCGCAGCAGTCAGCACCGGGTGCCGCTGGAGCGTGAGCCCGTCTATCTGGTGCGTGACGGGGACTACCGGGGCAACCCGCGCGGGACCGGGCCGGTGACCCGCACCGCCATCGACTGGGTGGACGACTTCGCCACCCATCAGCAGCAGCTCGCCGACCGGCGACAGAGGGGATAGTCATGGCAGCCGTCAAAGAGACCGGGCTCGGATGGACCACGCTTTCGGTGGACGACTCCGGCGGGTCCGTGCAGGCCATCAAGAACGACGTCACCAACTTCACGTTCTCCACCCCCCGGGGTGTGCAGGACGTGACCGGTGTCGACAAGTCCGCGTTTGAGCGGCTGTTGCTGCTGGCGGACTTCACCATCACCCTGAACGGGGTGTTCGACGACCAGGCCGGGCAGGCGCACGCCGTGTTCAAGACCGTCCCGAGCACCAGCGTGGCCCGCACCGTGACCCTGGCCGTGTCCGGGCAGACCCTGGCGAACGAGACCCTGTTCACCGACTACGCCCTCACGCGCGCCCAGTCCGGCGAGCTCACCTGGACCGCGCCCGGGGTGCTGTCCGACGGCACCGTCCCGACCTGGGCCTGACCCGCGCCACCGCCACCACAAGGAGACACGATGGGTTACCGCCTGGGCCGCACGTACAGCCTGCAGTTTCAGGGCGCCATGGCCGGTGCCGAGGTGAAACTACGCTCGGCGAACGTCGCTACGGTCCTGGAGTTGCGCCGGCTGATCGGCGACGAGGACCGGGCGGCGCTGGTTGAGCTGCTCGCCGACAACCTGCTCGAGTGGAACCTCGAGGACGCCGACGGGGAGCCGGTGCCGCCGAACGCGGCCGGCATCCTGGAGCACCTCGAAGAGGTCGTGCTCGGTGTGATCCTGCGCGAGTGGTACAAGGCGGCTACCGGTGTCACCGCCCCTTTGGACGAGCCATCGACAGATTCCGCGCCGTCGGTGGAGCTGTCGATCCCGATGGAAATGTCGTCAGCGAGCCTGCCGAATTGAGCGAGGCGCGGACCCTGCTCGCACTGTGTGACCGGTTCCGCAAACTGCCGTCGGAGATCCTCGCCGAGGACGCACACCTGTTCGAGCTGCTGGCGATAGAAGGGAGGTACGGGGCCGATGGATAACGAAGTGGTCATCCACGTCAAGGCCGAAGACGACACCGGCCACGGCTATGCCTCCGCACGCCGCGGCGCCAATAAGACAATCTCCGACATCGCCGGGGACATGAAGTCCGCCGGGCCGAAGATCGGCGACGGGCTCGGCGGGGGGATGCTCGCCGGGCTCAAGGGCACCCTTCCCTCGTTCGCGCAGTTCGGCA